CGGCAACGGCAGCGTTCAAAGGGACGTTTGATACGCTTGCAGAATTGACAGCGGTGACGGCGGACAACAATGATTATGGCTTTGTTGTTGGAACTGATACGGCGGGGAATACTGTATATAACAGATATAAATTTAACGGCACAACGTGGGAATTTGAATACGCATTAAACAATTCATCGTTCACATCTGAGCAATGGGCGGCAATAAATTCGGGTATTACAGCCGAATTAGTATCGCATATTATTGGTCCAGAAAGTTTATTGCAAACGATATTTCCTGTAGGGAGTTCGTTTATGGGAACGACCGCAACATGTCCAATAGCGGTATTGTTTGGTACATGGGAATTGGTCGCATCGCAAATAGTTGTTAATGTTGCTGGCACGGCTAAGGTTTATGGGGCGGTCGGGCAATCTTCTGTGCCTGGATACGGTAAGTATTTGGTTGCACAAGACACGTCGTTTGTGCAACAGACTGCACCAAATGTCGGAGGTTATACTATGACCGTTACACCAAATCAAGAAATTGAAGGTGCGTCTGTTGATGTAAATCCAACAACTTTAACAATGAACATATGGCGCAGAACTGCGTAAAATTAAACAAAACAACAAGGAGAAAAAAATGTCTAAGGGTGTTAAAATTAAATTAGATACATTGTACGCAACGGAATGCGCGAGTGAATTATCGCCGGCGCATTACACGCCAGCGACTGTTGAAGTTTTTTCAGCATCGTCTGACGTAACTGTGCGCGGAACAACAAATCCGGATTTTGATGGTACGGCGTCGGAATTACCGGCTGTTGGAACGGCGTCGCAAGGTGATGTATTGCAATGTGATTTGACGCGTTCGGTGCGTTTCTTATCATTTTCGTGCAGTGATTCAAGTGCAGAAATTTATGTATCTGGTTTTAGATTGGAGGAAGTTCCGGTTGAAGAAAATTCTAGTGACGATAATTCGGAAAACAATTCATCTGAAAGCGAAGGAGAATAAATATGTTTACGAAGACAACATTATTTCATAAACCCAATGAGGGTGGTGGCAGTGGTGGCGACCAACATAATTTAGGATGGTATGCGACACCGGAAGCGTTGAGAACGGCGCATGCGACAGCGACGGCGGGCGATTGGGCTATTGTGGGTTCGACAGACACCGTGTGGATTTGGGATACAGACACAAACGCGTGGAAAGATAGCGACCAGAAAGGGCAGGTTGCGAGTGTCAATGGTCAGACAGGAACGGTTGTGTTGACGGCGAGTGATGTTGGTGCGGCAACGGCTGCGCAAGGTGCCTTAGCAGACACGGCTATACAATCTGTGAAAACCATAAACGGGCAGTCGATTGTTGGAACAGGCGATGTAACGGTTGGTGGCTTGCCAAGTCAAACAGGTCAGAGTGGAAAGTTCTTGACCACAGACGGCACTGACGCTAGTTGGAGTGACAAGCCTTTGGTGAATAAGGCGACAGGGTCTGGCACTCTTGTTGTTGGGGACAATGCAACAGATGAGGGTTGCGATGAAGTAACAATTTTAGGAAGTTCTGCGACTGTTGGCAGTAGATTTTTCGGTGGGTCAATTGCAATAGGTTCAAGAGCCAGCGTGATGGGCGGTGGAAACTCCATCGTTATTGGGGAACGTGCGGAGAGCAGAGGGGATAATACTGTCGTAGTTGGGTATTCTGCAAAAGCCACCGCTGAGGGAGCGATTCAACTTGGCACAGGAGGCACTAACTCTGTTGCTAACACGTTTAAGGTTTGGAATAACAACGGTAATTTCGAGATGATGAGTGCTGATGGAACTATACCTGCGGCACGTCATGCGTCATTACCGAGTGCGGACGGCACCTATGTGTTGAAACTGGTTATTGCTAATGGAGTTCCGACATTATCGTGGGTTGCGGAATAACAAAAAGCCAAAATTATCCCTGATTATTCAGGGGTAATTTTTTTCTTGACAACTGTATTTACTGTGTTAGAATTTTTTTTACAAACAACCAAACGAAAGGAATTCTTATGAGTAAAAAACAGGCCATACCTGTGCCTAATTTGCTTTCAGAAATGTTTATGTCTCTGCTAAAAGTTTTTTGTCTTATAATCCTTGTTATTATTATTGTCAACAACGCTGTTTGGGTGTATTACGTTTCTAAACCGTCGCGCGTAGGCGATACACATGTTGAAATTACGCAATCTCAAAATAAAAATAGTGATATAAAAAGCGTTAGCAATTAAAAATATTTGGAAAGGAAAGGACATGGACAAGATTAAATTCGCAATCGTTTATTGGTTTTTTACCCATATCTTTTTACGTCGTATCGGTAAACGCTACCCTGATTTTTTTAAGCGGTGGGTTTATGAAACAACAGATAATCGTATTGAGCGCAGAGTTATGCTGGCTCGTTATACTGGCGACGAACAAATAAAGTTTGAAGCCATCGCAATTAAATTAAAAATTGACATTAGCAATCTATTCAAATATCATAAAAGAGCAGTGGAGGCTATGATTTCGGGAAAAATATAATACCCTAATTCATACTATAAACTTGTTTGTTGTTGTGCGTAATAATTCCTGTGTATAAAAAACACGGGAGTTTTTTTATGAATCAATATTATTATCAACCAGGAATGCCAATTCAGCATTTACCTCAACAAATGGAACCTAAAATATATCCATGTGTTGTGGATTCTCCAGAACAATTATCAACAATTCCGCCAATGCCGAACACGGTTTATCTCGGCCTGTCTCGTGACGGTAGCAGTATATTTCAACGTCGCATGAATAACGATGGTTTAATGGAATTGAAAACTTTTTCTCTGCAACAGGAACAAACAAAGAAAACTGATATGCAGGAAATTCTTAGTCGTTTAGAAAACATTGAAAAGAAACTGGAGGCAAAAAATGAATCCGCAAATGCTTCTTAATATGTTTATGCAAGGACAATTTCGCAATCACCCATTGATGGCGACGGTCAATCAAATGATGGCCGGTAAAACACCAGAGCAACAAAGACAAACTATTATCAATGTTGCGCGGTCTCGTGGGTTTGACTTGAATCAACTCCCTCCCGAACTTTTGCGTTCGGCAGGTTTGACTCAACAATAAGGAAAAAACTATGGCAGAAAATGCAATGACGCCCGCAGATATGGGGGCGGTATTAGGAAACCGTTGGGGTGGCTATCCTTACGGCGGAAACGGTTTTGGCTTTGGTGGCGGTGATGGCGGTCTGTTCGCAATCTTGCTTATCGTCTTGTTGATGGGCGGTGGTGCTTGGGGTATGGGCAACCGTGGACAATTCGGCACAGAAGCAATCCAAAACCAAATGCAACAGGGCTTTGACAACCAAAACTCTATGGCGAACCAAAGAGAAATCTTGGGCGCAACTAATCAAGTATATCACGATATAACCAGTTATGTTGGCGATAAATATGCTGAATTAGACCGTGATGTATTAGGTATTAGTTCAACCTTGCAACAGGTAATGGCCAATCAGAACCAATGTTGCTGCCAGACCTTGCGTGCGATTGACGGTGTGAATTATGCAAATGCACAAAACACAGCGGCTATCAACGCAAATACAACAGCGCAAGTTCAAAAAGTGTTAGATGCTATGTCTGAAAACAAGATTGAAGCATTGCGTGGGCGTATCAACCAGTTGGAATTGAACAACGCAGTCGCTGGCGTGGTTCGTTATCCAACAACTTTCAGCTATAACGCAGGTCAATCGCCTTTCTGTGGCGGTGGCTGCGGATGTGGTTGTGGGTTCTAACCAGTAGGCAACTGTTTCCGTTTTGGAAATAGTTGCCAAGAGTTTAACGGAGGTTGAAAATGAATTGTAATTGTGGAAATTTACATCGTGGAACAGCTTTAACTGCCGCAGGTGTTTTAACCGTTACCAATCCGAACAACATCTCTACATTTGATGATTTTGATTTGGTGATTTGTTTGAATCCAAACAATGTCGTAACGGGTGCGCCTGTGCCTTATACCGTAACGATAAACGGGGTGGCCGTGCCTATTTTAGACATGTGGGGTTATCCAATCCGGACGGACAGGTTATGCCCGCGCAAACGGTATCACGGTAAATATATCGTAGGAACAACAGCAGGAACACACGTTACTTTGGTAAATGTATGTTGCACTATTGCTGATGCTTTGGCAAATGCCACACCTACGGTAGCAACAACTGACGGAGAATAAAATGACACACGACGAAAAAGTAAAAATGCGCACTGCTATTTACGAACACCTTGGAATATTGTTAAGTAAGGTGCACCGTATGTTCGAGGCATCTGGCGATTTGACCATATCGCAAATGTCTGTTGGTGCAGATATTTTGAAGGATATCGCAAGAGCAGATAGCGCGATGGCAAAGGCTTGCTATTATGATAGTAAAGCAGATTGGTCTGATGATAAAAAATATTAAAACCTTGGGGTAATAGTACCCCAAGGAGGATATTATACGTGGTATCTTTGGTTACCGAGTATATGACATTATTATAAGCATCCTTTCATGTAATGTCAAATAAAAAACCCGGACACGGAGAGGTGTGTCCGGGAGTCAAAAGCTAAAGATGAAAAAGAACTTCTGGGAATTGAAGTATTTATATTATATGTTTATTAAATGACAATGTCAAGATATTTATGTTGCTTTTTTTTCACAAAGGTTTTACAATGATTATGAAAAGAAAGGAGCAAAAATTGGATGGTCTTTGGGGTGAGATTTTAACAGCGTTAGTATCGGTTGCTGCATCGTACGGAGCCGTTACTGCCAAGGTTAAAAACATGGAACGGGAATTAGAAACGTTTCGTAAAGACCACGACCTCTTGGTGGAGCTCAATACAAAAATGGACATGTTACTTAAACAAAGGGGCAAACAATGACTTGGTTAGTTGAAAACTATGATTTAATATTCCAAATCTTTGGTATGGTTGTTGCATTGTGCACAGCAATAGTGGCAATTACACCAACGCAAAAAGACGATAATTTCTTGGCAAAGATAGTTAAGTGGGCCGATGTGTTTTCTGTTGTGTTCACAAAGAAAGATGCTGAAACTATCGCTAACGCCTTGAAAAAGAAATCGAAACAATGAAAACATATCTGAAAACTTGGTTGATTGGTGGATATTATCAGTATCAGGTTTTCAAGGTCGTTGATGGTGCAGGGCGTGTTTATTATCTTGCCGAACCCACGAACAGGGGCGCGACAAGAATTGCTGACACGGAAGAAACCTTGCGCCAAATACTTGAAGCCGACAACCAGATAATGAAACGGTTTCAACAGAGAATAAAATGAAATGTTTTGGTGTGCTGTTTTTATGTGTTATGCTTTGTTCCTGCGTAAATGGCTCCGTGACCCATGACGCGATTGTTAATGTAAATAAATCTGTCGAAGCTTTGAGCGCGAGCATAACACCAGAATGCAAGAACGCCGGAATTGAAATGCAAATTGAAAACATTAAGAAACAGGTTGAATCGATTAAACCAATTTGTCAGGCTGAGATTGATGTTGTGCGTGCTGACAAAATAAAATGGAAGACGGCATTTTTATCTTTGTTGTTTGTTGTTGTTATGTTTTGTTTGGCAAAAATAAAGAAAGGCGTATAGCCTTTCTTTAATAAATACAACACATCATAAAAAGGAAGTCGCTACTTGGACTTCGCTTTTATAATAAAATAATTATTTTGCGTTGTCAACATTACCAGCAAAAAATATTACACGCTTTATAGTTGTCCCATTGATAACGATTGTATTATTTTTACTGCGATAAAACAGTCCGGCAATACGACCTTTTGTTGTGCCGTATTCTTCTGCGATATCTGTAAAGCTTACAAAAAGAGTGGATGTTTTTTTACCACGTTTGGTAAGTTTATAATAAATGTATTTGTGACCAGGTTTCATTTGGTTCGCCCTTTTTCTGATTGCATAATAACATTCATTTTCAAGGCGTTTGCCAAATCCAGTTCCACCTTTGCGCCGTGGGAATCAACCCAACCGCGCAACATGTAAATGTGAGAACAGGTCAACAAGTGTTTCAAATCTTCCCGCATATAATCTTCCCAAGTCCAATCTTTTTGTATCGGCACAAGCCGGGCAGGGTTGACTGGACGCAATCCAAGGTTATAAATCTCATATTCGGCGGCGGCGAATTTGTTGAAAAAATCTGGGTCATTGGTCATTGGGCCAGAGATATAACAGTTTTTATTTTTCATCTTTCTTTCCTTTGGTTTAACAGGTTGATATAGTTCTGTGCGGACAATAATGTTTCGCACCGAACGGTTTGGGAATAAGGCTGAGAATCCACGACCGTGTATTCAATCACCCATTCTCTTTTAATCTTGTCCCACTTGGGTTCGGTTATGTTGCGTATCATTTCCTTTCCTCCTTAGGATAAATTTTATCAAAATCTTTTGTGTCTTTCTTTGCTTTTTCCATAACTCTTTGTGGGTAGAATACAAAATCATACAGTTCCTTGTAAATAAATTCCATCAAGTATGCCCCTATTTCGTCATTTGTAGTATCTACTCTGTATCCTATTATGTCAAATAATCTATTTACTGCATGATAAACTTCGTGGCACAGTATTCCGCCACCAATTCTTTTGTCTGCCCTGTTAAAAACGATATACACATCGCCATTATAGACATAAGTCATAGCATTAGTTTTAGTTTTATTCCAATCTTCGATAACATCGTCTGGGGCTTCGTTGATAGAATCTATACAGGCAACAGACCGATTTAGTGGCAAAACATCAACTATGTATTTCATTTCCTTTCCTTTATTTCTTCAAATTCTATTGGTTCGCCTTTGCTATCAACGAACTTTACGCCCATTTTTTCCTGCATCATTTTTGCAAAAGCAAAATCAAATGATTTTAATTTTTTATTTCCCATTTCCTTTCCTTATGGTTATTGTTTAATCCTTTTTGTTTTGCTAAACTGTTTTCTTGTTTTGTTCTGCCCTACGCAAACATACCTTGCATATCGGCTGAAACGGTAAATTACGGAATATAGAATATGAATTATATTCGTCTTTGGTATAACCTTTTTTACACATACAACCTTTCGGGTGGTGAAAATCGCCAAGATACAAATGTGCTACAAGTTTTTCGGGATGTTTGCTGCGGCTATATTTGTTTCTATCAACCCCTGTTGTATATTCTTTTCCACCAATAAACATCACTTATCCTTTTGTTCCAATTTTCTAAATCTTCCGCACCGTCTGCACCGCTTGCCACCATAATCGCCCAAGCGGTATATATGTCTATGCGGTATAAATTTCCATAGGTTTATCATTTTTACCACCCCTTTTTTCTTATTTCCACACACAATACCCAGAACAAAAATGTGAAATACCAGTATGTTGTATGGGTTAGTTTGTATCTTCTGACACCGATTTCACAAATCCACCAACTACGATTTTTATTTGGTCTGTGTATATGCATATTCATTTTACATCCTTTTGTTTTACCCATTTTTTCTTTTCTGCTGTTTCAATGCAGTATTTACAACTATCTAGCAGTGATTTAAGTGCCCCAAATTCATCGTCATACATTCTTTCCCAACACGAACGAATAACCACATCCATGTAATGAATCAACCCCTTGGGTGCTATTATTTCCAAATAATCACACATTTTTGTCGTCACTTTTATTTTTGATTGTTGTAATTCTTTTTCTTCGCTGTTCATTTTACATCCTTTTGTTCTGCTTGTTCGTGTATGTTGCCAATGATTTCACATCTATCAACTACATCTTCTAAATCGTATGCAACATTATCATCTTCTGCCGCAAACCTTGCTTCGCTATCACGCCATTTTATAAACAAGGCATCACCCCACATATCTTCAACAATATCCCCTTCATAAATCAGATTGCCGTTTTTATCTTTCAGACCTGTTGACATACCCCTATATTCAAATTTATTTCTTTTGAACTTGGTATAAATAAGTTTTGATAATGTATATTCTTTTGTGCACTGCCTGTCCTTATCATACAAACGAATCTTTATTTCATTTAATTTTGGGTCTGAACACAAAAATTTGCCTGTGGTTTCATCTATATTGCGTTCTGTATAATGTTCTTTTGCGTGTTGTTCTGGATATACTAACTCTAAATTAGATATATCATTATTCAGTTTGTTTCCGTCTTTATGATGAATATATTCATCTTCTCTTAAATATCTTCCTAAATAATTTTCCATAACCAAGCGGTGCAACAAAACATAATTTCTTTTGTCCGCCATAGGATGCGATTTTACTTTAACTTTAACATAACCACCACAAATATAAGTTCCACCTTTCCAATTGCCGTTTTTTGAATTTTTGACAACTTCGGTTTCATAGTATTTGTCTAACAACTTAAATCTGTCGTTCATTTTACATCCTTTTGTTCTAGTGCTGTTTTGATTTCAGCAAGTTTTCGTTTTGTAAATTCACGGCAAAGGTCATCATCACATTTTTCTGGTGTTGCAACCTGTTCTAACCAATCTAGTGCCAGTTCCAATGCCTTGCGTGTGCGTATAAGTTCTTGCCAGAGTTCTTTTGTGCCTTGCAGATTTATTGGGTGTGTGTGGTTATAATAATTGGAACACCAGAACTGTTTTATTATTCCGAATGTTTCTTGTAATTCCTGCTGACAGAACGGACAAACTAATTCGTTACTCATTGTCACCACCTTTGATTTCTGGTTCTCTGATTGTTATTAGATACCCTGCTGGTATAGGGTTGTCTGTCACAACCGTTGCCCCGTTTTGCCCATAATACTTTTTTGTATGACCATCTGTCATATATGCTGTCGCCACATAATCTGATTGCGCATTTTCCTTTACTTTTGGTTGGGCAAAGTTAATGTTTAGTGCCAATTTGTTTACTTTCATTTGCAATTCATTGACAGTATCTACAAGATTGTTAATTTTTCTAACCAGCGTATTTATTATTTTTGTGTTGCATTCTACATTTATAAAAGACCCATCTCGATTAGTGATTTTATATTCATTTAACTTTTCTATCATTTTATCCCCCTATTTGTTCCCAGATGTAATAATTCTGATACCCGTCTATCGGCTGGCAGGCACACAGCATTGTCAATATCAGTATTGTTTTCATCTTTGTTTCTCCAATTTCTTTGCCAGATTTATTATCTGGTATGGATTTGTGCGTTCATAGGGCACGCCCTTCCACCAGAACGAGTATGTTGTTATGCCCGTCTTGGTGTTCAGCGACATCCAAATGTCAATGTTGTTGTAATTCTGAAAAAATTCTAATTGCTCTGACATGTTGTATCCTTTAATCTTGGTGGGCGCAGAAGGAGAATTTTATGATTTTGGAAGGAAAGTTCTGCGCCCATAAATTAAACCAAATCTTCGATATCATCTAACGTGCGAATTATACGATAGTTGATACCTAGTTTTTCAGCCACGCCTTCCATACACTCCTGCTCAATACTACGTTTACCCTTTGGTGTTTTAAGTTCAAACCACCAACAGTTGCACCTATCCCAGCCCACCAAATCAGGTGCGCCCTTAACTACACCACCGGATTTCATCCTGCGAGCATCAGCAACTCCACCATTGCGTTCGTTGGGTATGTGAAATACCACCCAGCCTTTATCGCGCAAGGCTTTGAATACCTCTTGTTGAAGTTGCCATTCTTCATGTCGCATTATGCAATCCTCGATACTGATAACAGGTCATCACCTAATTTAATTGTGCGGTATCTCGCAGTAATATTTTCCCGCTTCAATATCCATCTGATATATTTATACAAATCAGGCGTCACGTTTAACGTGCAACCTTCGCCAGCCGCTAATGCAGCAATACGTTTGAACTGCGCTGTCTCGCGAACCTGACCTTCACTCATATTCGTTGTGAATAAAAACCCTTTCGGTGTTGTGTTGCGCGCAAACAATGCAGTCATGCGAATATCGTTCAACACGGATTCGGCTACCTCAATCCAATTCTCACAGGTCAAGGTGTCTTTGTTGTCTAACGCATTCGCTAATTTGATTTTGGCGTCACTTAAATACGCTGTTCTCATGTGTTACTCCTTTATAGTTTTTTAATTTTAATAATCTCTGTTGTGCCAGGCACCGGTTTCTTGGTGTTGATGCGTCTGTTGTACCAACATGTTTTATTACATGTGCCCCTGTTCAATCTGCCAACCACCTGCTCTAACTCACACGAGTTATTAAAGTTTGTTAGTAGAATTATATTCTCTAAATCCTGTCTGTCAAATCCTGTTGTTAAACATCCAACAGTTAACAAGAACGGTATACGCCCCTGCAAAAATCTTTCAACCAAATCCACCCTGCGTTTCTTTGGTGTGTCACCAAATACACATGGTATGTTAAATGTTTGGCTCAACAATTCTGCATGTGTAACGCTGTCGCAGTATATGATGCCGTTATGCAATGTTTTACATAGGTCGCTAACACCGTGCAAGTGGTCGTTTATAATTTTACCATACACCACCGGATTTTCTAAGTGGTCAGATGTCAGTGGTACTATATTTACTTTACGCATTTTTATCTCTGGCGAATAACCAAGGGCACGCCCTTGTTCTCTATCGATGTTTATTACAGCTGGGCCATATTGTTCCTCAATAGAAACGATTGTTGTTTGGTTGCACATCCATCCGTTTTTATAAATGGTTTTGCGTTTATAATAATATGGCGTTGCAGTAAACCCTGCGACTTTACAATGTGTCCAACGAGAAAATATCTTATCGAACATAGAACCCGACCAGAATTTATGAGCCTCGTCGATTATCAATAGGTCTGGTTCTTGTATCTTGTCCAGGTTTTTAACCAAACTCTGTGGCGTTGTGTATATAAATTCTGCGCTCCAGTTTTTCTTGGCGTGCGCTGAATCTATCATCGCAGTATCAAAACCAAGTCCATCTAATTTACTGTGGTTTTGTTTTACCAATTCCAAACACGGTTGCAATACAACGACGCGTTTGAAATATTCTGCAATGCCCACCATCACCCATGATTTACCAAGACCCACGGCCAGAACCACCAGCCCGAATCTGTTATTTTCCAATCTTGATTTCAGCAGGTCGATGCTCTGAGATTGGTACGGGCGCAAATGGATTTTTGGATTTAGCAGCGAGTGCTGCTTCTCTAGCCTGTTCATCTTGTTTCCTATAATATTCTTTTACAATTTGGTCCAATGTTTTACTTATCAAACCAGACCGGCAATCTAAAACCGCAGCTACATCAGCATTGATTATTTTTTTTGCAATCTCTTCATCGGTCATGTCATCTAAAATAACAATCGTTTTGTAGTTTAACATTATTCAATCCTTGGCGGTTTGTTTGGTGCTGGTTTTTTCTTAATGCCTTCAGCTGTCGTTTTTTGCAACCACAGTTCCATGAATTTGTCGAAGCATGCAGGGTCAGCCAAATATTTTTCCAGCCACGCTTTCTTTTTGGCGTCGTCAATCATGTCTTCGGCTAATTCAAATAACGTCTTGGCCATGTCTTATCCTTTGTAACGCACATATTTTTTGCCATCAAAAACCAACGCTTCTCGACGACCAGCCATGCTTTTGTATGATATATGTATCCACACTTTGCCTTTTGAATTTTCTAAAATCAGTTGGTCGAATATTAAATGCGAATTAAATATCTTACAAAACACAGACTCGGTTGTTTCTTTACCCTGTGGTATCATGTCAACGGCTTCGCCACGCATGTGTTGGCTTTTTTCTGCACCACCAACAGCCTTGTTTAATTCGGGACTACGAACGCCAGATGTTATCAACAATGGCGCACCCACCACGGCGCGAACCTCTTCTAAAAAATCCGCAAGGTCTTCCAATTTGTAACGCAATGTTTTTGCGTATGCCAAATTAGATTCTTTGTATTTCTTATTGCTCGTTACCGCCAGCTCTTCCAGCGTAAAGTGTGCGCTTAATTTGTTTTCGTCTGCATTCATCTCGTCCTCGATTGGCACAGAGTGTGCCACTTGTTTACTGGTTTTGAAACTCATGACACACTCCTGTTGTTTTTATAACCCCATTTCTTCTGCGGCAGCAGCCATGGCGTCTAATGTTTCTTCATTAGAACCAAAGCCCAAGTCGCTTTCATATGGATTCACACGTGTGTCGCCATTAAAATCCAACACAACATATGGTTTGCCGTTCTTTTTGCCGATAACGTTACGTGGTTCACACGACAGTTTTTCTTTAACACCGTTGATATCGATAACGATAGTGCATTCTTCTGGTGTCAAGCGCATGATGCCACAAACTTTATGGCGGTTGCAAACCTTGCCTTGTCTGTTGACGTAGGTTTCGTCAGTTTTAATATCGACATCAGCGATTGTTGCGTCGGCTTTCTTGCGAAAGTTATTGACATAAACCGTTGTTCCTTTAACCCATTCGCCGGACCCAAAGCGTTTACCTTCGGGGTTTTTTTGCAAAAAGATTACTTTTAATCCATCATTTTCATTCATTTGTTTCTCCTTAGATTCTCATTAGTGCTTTATGTTTTTTCATTACGTCAGCAACCATGCGTTCTTGTTTGCTGGTGTGCCAGAACGATGTCTTGCCCAACAAAATATGCATATAGTTATTGGCGCGAGCCATCAGTTGACTCTCTGTAATGTTAAACATTTTACATATCTTTTTTCTATATTTTTTATCAGAGATTGTATCCTCCACAACCGCAGTGAACACAACCATGTCTTCTAATACGTCCCATTTATGCATTTGTTACCTCACGAAAAGAAATCGGGAACTTCATCGTTGACCTCAGCAGAGAGTGCGCTCTTCATCGGCACGGGTTTCTTTTTTGGTAATGTTGGTTTATTACCAGACGCTTCATTGCCGTCATCATCTTCTTCTGCAATCACGTTAAACGCGGTGCACAACAGATAACGTTTCGCATACGAAATAGATGCACCCATTTGTTGTGGGTTTGTTGGGTTCAACGGAAATACATATGGGTCTGTTTTTTGGCATTCGTCGCCGGTAGTGTAAATATCCATACGCAAAATCCATTGTTCGCCAATCGCCACCGTCACAAAACGATACGACAAACCAGCTTCTTTCAATGGTTCTTTTAATGCCTCAACAACCACTCCCAAATCAGCATACTTGCTGTTGAAATACGGGTTGTTTGCATTTTTGATGCAGGTGATTCCTTGTGCGGAAACCTCTGCGATTCTTTGTTCAATACTTTTACTCATTTTTTAGTCCTTTACATTCGTTAATTTAATCGAGCCTTTCACTTGCGTTTCCTTTGCATAGGATTCGTAAATGTCAGGGTGTTCCTCCTTCAAGCGTTTGCTATCCAGAGATACGCGGGTCGTTGGTTGCACATATGTTGCGACAAACATACGCCCCGTGTATTGCGTTGCACCAGAAAGTTCCAACTGTTCCAACAAACTTGTGCGCAGTTGTTCCTCTAACTGTTTGTATTCCTCAACCAGCGGTGCTAATTCTTTCATGCGGTCTTCAATCGCATCTAATTCATCTTTGTCAATCGGTTCAAGTTCTGATTTTTGTAAATCCCAGCACTGTTTCCATGTCTTGGCATCGATAATCGTTACGCCCTTGGGGGATATAACACGCAACCGACAGTCGGAAACGTCATAACCCATGGCTTCTAATGCCAGACGATACAATGATAATTGCACAGTGCAGTATTTTTTATTCACAGAACCCGATTTGAAATCCACGATATCGGATATCTTGTTGCCAACAGCACGAACCAGGTCACATGTGCCAGCATAACTCAACGCTTCATTCCATACGATGACTTCGGTGCGCATGTCAGGCTCGGCTTTTAAGAACAAAGCCATCTTTGCCGCTTCGTCAATCGTGAAATCATTTGCTGAGAACTTGTCCGATGGGTCATAATACCGACCTAATTCGGTGTGGATATCAGTGCCCTTTGCAGCGGCACCGACCTTAAAGAACTGTGGTTTAATGCCACAAATCTCGCTGGCAATCTGGGTAACACTGGTTAAAACCTTGTCGCCCAAAGTATACGTATGAGTGTTGTCATCGTATTTAATCAATTCATTCGTTTTATTCATTCTTTAGTCCTTTTGTTTGGTATGTTAAACATTTTAACATACAGATTAAACTTGTCAAGTTAAAAAATAAATTATTTCTTAAACTTGGCACCCTTACGAATTTCTGTACCGTCTGGCAGTACAGCCAAGTAGCTATTCACGTCCAACATGTGCAGTGTTTTGTACGTTGTCGTGGATAGTTCGAGGTTTGTGCGCTGGCACCATTTTTCACAAACGGATTTCCAGTCGCAGTCATCCGACTTTGGTTTGAACATAATGCCATCGGTGTTGACGTTCAACACGTCGCACTTGGCGTTATATAATCCCAAGGCCAGAATGGTTATCAGTGCTTGTCCGGTGACGGCTATTGAATTGCCGTATTCAGGGTCGTACAAGTCACTAGATGTCTGTTTCATTTTGCCGTACACAGAATTGATTTTTAATTTTAACTGGTCCGCCAAATCTAAATCGCCCCGTGCCTTTGCTTCTAATCGTTTGCTCAACCAATCGATAAATACCGATGGTTTTTTTATCGCGCGACTCAATAAATTATACCCGACCATAATGTTTGGATACATGCTTTTTACGTCGACATAAATTACATCGTCAACCGTTATATTTTTCTGTGCGAAATGCACACCACCAATCCCGTATGTGAAATACAATTCTGGGTTTAACATTATCGTGGTCGGCACCATCATATCGACTTTGTCTTGGTATTTCTCAAAGAAATCACGCACTTGTTTTGGGCAATAGTCCATGACTCTTGGTATGATATACGAATTCTTTTTAACAGTCGCCTTATCCAAGGGTTCTAATTCCAATTCTTTCAGCGAATCCTCGTTGAGTTTTGGATTGTCGTCAAAAAAGTTTTTGACCGACGTTATCATTGGGTTTGCAGCGTCCATATCAGGGGCAATAATATCGTCGTCGTTGATATACAACACCGAATAGTTTTCCCATTCGTCATTAAACATCAACGGTTGTATTTGTCGCTTTGAACACAGCCCTGTTTTCGCAGCGATTGCGTCGATACAATTCCAGAATGTCATGCTCGACCATACTTGATTCGATGTCTTGCCGTTATACATACACCAGTTGCGATACGTCCGCCAGTTGATACCATACCCGGTGGCAATTTGATTTGTTCTTAACAAACAATCATGTGCTTTGTCGTCAGAATAACCAGATGCCGCTTTGGTTTTGGCCCAGTCAACGTATTCTTTGATATCGATATACGAATTCTTTTCGCCGTTGAAATATTTCAACTGCTGAATCTCAATCGATTTCCTGTCTTCGTCTGTCAATTTATACACACCGTTGCGTTCGAAATACACCTTTGCCTCTGCCAACATCTGGTCAAAGAAACTATTTGGTAAATCCAAAATTCTGCACTGTTCTTTTCCCAACGTGGATTCAAATATAATCTGTCTGCGCTCGCCAGTTTCGTGTCCGGTTTTCACTTTGTTGCTGGTGCGACATACTAAGAACGAACGATGATGCGTTTCTGGTTGCATGTTTTTGCGACTAAATATATCTTTGTCAGACGTGACGAATTGTTTCCAAAAATCATAACTTAGTCCGCGCCCGTCATCTGGGTCGCTGATTGTGCATTCATCGTCGATTGCAATCAGTGCGTTCTGACTATATGCATTCACATACAGGTCATCAAGGCTTCGTCCTTTTGACATAAACACAAACCACCCGCGCGATAATTTTTTCAACAACAACGTTTTACCCACACCTCTTTCTTGCGACACAAAGTCAAAGAAGTATGGACAGTATGCTTCCCGCGGATTCTTTATCATGCCCACCAACGATGTCATGAACAACCAGAATAAATTTGGATTCGTGTCGCACAGAAAATAATTTTTCATAAACGCACTGATGCGTTCGATGCCGTCCCACTTTGGTATTTCTTTGTATATTTCCTCGCGCGAATTATATCTGATGTTATCGATAACTTCCTCGAATATAGGGTCGCGGTCAGCCGTTGGGATTTTATTCAGTTTGGTTCTGCCGTTATTCTCTACAACTTTCAAAAATATTTTATCGCCAAAGTATAAACTGAGTTTGCTTTTCATTTGTTTCAATGTCAGGTTTTCGTATTTTCTGACACCGATACTTACAAATCCCAGCCCTGTTGCTTCATCAAATCCAGCCATATTATTGCTGGTGATATAGGCTTTTAATTGCAAAGTTATATCCACGTAATCCTCCCCGACAAATTTGTCGATGACTTTTATTCCGCTCGTTTCGCGCAGTGTTGGCAATGCCCCGGAGTATTTTGCGAGACTTGACAATACTGTGTTTTTAATTTCCTGTTCTGGTAATCCTGTTATCTTTGCAAACACATCTGAATACTGGTTGAGTTTATCAACCGGCACACCTTTGGCAACAAAAAACCCCAGCCATTCAATCAAACCGGAGTTTCTTTCGTGTTCCTCTAATCCCATTGGGCTTACGTGTCCAGATACATCTGCATCTAAATACGGACACACGTCATCTAAATTTTCTGGCAACATCACATTGTATTCGTCCCAACCAAAGGCTATTTCTTCAAATGATTTGAATCTTGTCAGATATTTTCTGCCTTCAAAATTGTCCGGCAACACAATGTAATTATTTACACCGCGTTTTATATCCAACGTAAATCCAAATACAGTTTGTAATCCAACCGCACCTTTGATGTTTCTGTTGGTCTTAAAATAAATGTGATACCCGCCCGGTTTGTTTGTCTTGGTAATAAAAACGCCTTTGAATTTACCAATTACCCATTCGATATAATACTTTGCGCGGTCATCTTCGCAGTCGACATCGAGCACCACCATATCTGACGGTATCATCAACCCGATTTGACCTTGCCTCATATTATTCGGCACGTCTTCCCAAGCGAAAGTCTTGGCTGATGTCCGGACTTTTCCCTTGAGTTTGGTAAATTTAAGCATCCTTATTTTCCTTTTTATGTGTATGCAAATATATTACCTGCCGGTATTGAGATTGTCAACCCGGCAGGCAAATATTTTTTACGCATTTTCTTTTTCTTGCGTAGAATCAACGGATACCTCCACGTCCATAACATCTTGGTTTAAGTTTGTGATGGTCAACACCGCATATTTGTCTTGCGCATGCAACAGGATTGTATCCCCGATTGCCGCAACAAAATACAGTCCCGGGAATCCCATCTGCAAACTCTTTTCCAATGTGTGTTTGGAAATAACTTCCCAAACCGAGTAATCGCCGCGCGACTCAACTAAATTACATTGCATTTTATTCCTCCGTGTTTATTAAATCACCATGCGGCACGTATGCCTGTGCATAAATTACATTTTTGTCAACTGGTGTTTGCTTATGAATTTTATATCTTGCGACTTCTTTTAATTCATACACAACCATTTCGCCGTCTTTTTCTTCACAAGTATATTCAACAGGTGGTTTTGGTGCCTGCATAATTGTGTTTTTTACGACCGCTGGTTGCGCGTTTGGTTTCGCCTTGACATACTTGGACACAAAAATCTTTTCCGCGTATTGTAGGTCAATTTCTGGCGACATTTGTTGTTCCAAATGCACTTGGGTTTGAGAAATATGTTCCTTTGTATACAATCTGGTTTTAATATTCTTTTCCAAGTGGTCTGCATTTCTACCATAAGAATAGTAGTGTTTGTTATTTACATTTGCCACACCGATACAGAAACCCGACGGTGCGATAGTCCATTTTACATACATTTTTAATCCTTTTTGTTTATGATAATAAAGTTAAAGTCTGTGCCTTCACTATTTGTATCAATCCAATTCTGTGCGTCTTGCATTGTTTCAAATATGATGGCGTCGTCTGGTTCTTCCGAATAATATGGCAACCCTGGTTCTTCCGGGTGCTCTGCAACATATCCATAGAATTTCCCTGTTGCTGTTTGCGCCTCAATCGTGAATCCAATGTGTTGTGGTTCTAATGCGTAATCGTATATCGGCGATACTTCAATTCGATTTACATCGTTCCATTCTGTTTCATTTGAAACAACATCGTAATCAAATTTTTCCACTTTTTTATTTAATTCTTTTTCATCAAGTGGTTTATCTGATACAATAACTGCTTCAACATTTTGCCATATAGCAATTTTTTCACTAAAATTTACCGTATAAACATACTCTTTCTTTTTCATCTTTAATCCTTTATTTTCAATAACATTTATACTTTACGATGTATTTATCTCTTACACCGCGTCCTGTTGAAGGTAAAAACTCTACGCTATATAAATAGCATTCCCAAGTCACGCCTTTATCGTTTATAACAACGCTTGTCTGCAAGCAATTTACACTCGCGCCAATCGTCATTACATAACAATCTTCTTCTGCATCAAAGTAATCGTTCTTTGTCATTTGTAATGTAATCATTTTTAACTCCTTTATTAAAATCTTTTTGATATATCTTTCATTGTTTCGCTCCTTTGATTTAATCAACAAACAAATTGATTGGTTCTTTTTGTTGTTGCTCTAATTCTATTTTTTGTTGCAATACAAAATTGCGATTTTTATATTTTTTATAAATCGCATAAATTGTATTGCTTTGTGCTCCCTTTAATACATAATATTTCATCACTTATCCTTTTTTATCAAGTTATACAATTCGTCAATTACGCGGTCATATTTCTTGGCTCGCGGTTCGTAATCTGGATACCTTTCTGCGTAATCTTCAACCGCTGGCGAACAATCGTTCAATATATCAACGATTTTGTCTAAATCAACATCAAAGTATTCACAGATTTTGTTTAGAATTGATTTCAATTCCATTTCTTGCTTCGTTTCTGACCAGGCATTGCCACACATAATAGCATTGTGATATTGCCCTGCCAGTTCTAACATTTCGTAATATATACTATTCATTTTTAGTCCTTTTGGTTATTTTCTTCTTTTGGTATTGGTTGAACATAATTATAAATCAGGTTTTGTGCTGATTCTGCATTATCTTCTCGCAATACTTCCCATCCTTCCATTGAACAACCTCCTTCCAAATGTGATAATATGTAAAAATCTATCATCACATCTGTATCGTCTTTCTCTTGCTCAAATTCCTCTACATTGTTTGGTATAAAACTGATAAATCCGTCATAACTTGAATAATTTTCTTTCAAATATTCTTCAAATTTTTCTCTTTCTGTTTCATAACAGTATTTTTTCAACTTATCTAAATCAATTTCAACTTCACATACCAGTTTATCAGTTGTGAAATTGTATTCTCGTGGACTATTCAGTTCTTTGAATTGCATATCGGTAATTGTGTCATTGTTATCCATTAAATCCATAATGTTTTCAACGCACTTTTTACATACCGCATTTTCAAATTCTTCATATCCGCCAGGAATAAAATCCCACTCTCTGTCTTCTTCGTCGTTTTCGCTCATATAATATAACATATCATTGTTATATAATTCGCTATCATAGAATCCAGAGAACAATCTGCTATCTTGTTGATACCATTTAATCTTCATTTTATTTTCCTTTATTAAAATCATATTTTTCTTTCCACATTTCGTAAAGTTCATCATCTTTTACATCTACCGGCACATAATCCCATGATGTTCCATAATGACAAACTGCTAATATGTAGTTGTCTAATTTTTCGCTATATGCAAAATACATATCGCTAAAATGTTCTTTTAAGAACTCTACATCGCCTTCTGTGCAATCCGTTATGAAATATTGATATATCTCATCGCCTTCTTCTAATTGGTCATACAATTCTGCAACTACATCTGGGTCTATTTCTGTTATGTTGTTTAATAACACCATATCATTATGACACCAATTTATCGCTGTTTTATAACTAAATTGTTTCATTTTTTAATCCTTTTAGTTTTGTTCATAATATAATTGTGTAATATACGCATCGATTTCTTTTTTGTATAAAGTCGTGTGCGGATATTTTTCTTCAAATTCTTTCTTTTCTTTGTTGGTCAATTCAATGCATCTTAAATTGCAAGTCTGCATCCAACTGTTAAAGTTATCTAAATACCAATATTTTTTCTTTTTCATCTTTAATCCTTTATTTTATATTGTTAAAATCCGCATGCAATTCATTGCATAAATCTTGGTATTTTTCTTGTTTCCACAAATCAAAATACTTTTCTTTGTTATTTTGCAATACCAATTCTAATTTCTGCAATTTACTCGCATTAAAACGGGCTTCTTTTATAGTTGTCTGTCCATTGTAATCCGCCATTGGTATTGATAATCTGGATTTACATCCGTCTCTGTATTCTTCTGTTATCATTTCCCATCTGGCTTTCCAACAACCATTATAATGGCTATACGAAATTACAAATTTCTGCACATCACCATTTTCTAATGTTTTAATTTCGATTTCTTGCCACGCTTCGCGCGTCCATTGATTATTTTTAATCATTATATTCTCCATTGTATATATCATAATAATCCATCAATGTGCTAACATCACCGAACGGATTGTTTTTGTGTTTGTTGAATACAATTTCAACCGCTTTATCTTCTTCTATTCCATCGTCAATCAATTTGTCGATTTCATAAAAGTATTTTTCTGCTTTTTCTATTGTAAGACCAACATTTTTCAATAAGTCTTCCAATTCATATGTTGTGCATTCAACAATCGCATTTCTATATCCGGTATTATATGCACTTTTAATCATTGCATATTCTAACCCAGATATAATTGCAATTATTGCAATATACTTTACAATTTTATTTTTAGTCATTTTATAATCCTTTAATTTCATTTATGATTTTTATAGTTTGTTCATTTTTATTTATAATATTGATTTCTGTCCTGCTAACATATACTCCTTTGGTTTTATGATTTATCGTGTTAGAACAATATTTTTTCTTTGGTTGATATTTAATTCTAACTGGTTTAATTTCATTTCTTTGCTTTAATATTGTGGCAAATCTATCGATGCACCTTTGTCTATAAATTTTATCCCATTTTAATTTTGTGGTATTTATAGTTAAAGTATTGTATTGATAATCTGCACCTTTGCAAATTTTTCTTTTCTTTATATCAATAAAAAATTTTTCTTTTCTTTTCATTGTTTTTTACTTTTTTATTGTTTTTTTATTGATTTTTTTATCCGATAAAAATACCCGCCGAGGCGGGTATTTTATATTATGATTTGCAACGATTAAAAATCGGATGCATCGATTTTGTCATTGCTACCGCCGCGGGTTGAAGGGGCTTTGCAATTGTAGTTTTTTGTGTATCCCTGTAAATCAATTACAGAATCATAATCATTTTTATAAAAGTCAATTACTTTGTTTTGTGAATCAATACCAAAACAAAATACATTGCTATAAATGAAAAAGCAATCATATTTGTTAAAATCAATCAATTGCAATCTTTTCAATTGTTTTTTGATTGACTCTGTTGCTTTATTTGATTCTAACAATGATTTGATTTTGTTTTGTAAAAAATCAATATTGTTAAACATATCATTGTTTTTATTAAAATAAAACTTTGATATTGTTTTATCATTTGTGTTTTGTATTTTATTAAAATATACTTTACTCATTTTTTTATACCTTTATTTTTATTTTGTTTTGTTGCACCCGCATACTTGACAAGTCAAGCGAGCGGGCGATTCTGATTAAAAACTTGACAAAAAAACCAAGCCTTAAATCATTACTATGATTATAGCAAGAAAAATATAACTTGTCAAGTAAAAAGTGTTTTTTTTATTGTGTCTTTTTTGGAATAACCCGGGTTGCAACGATTTATTTTTATTTTTTTGATACCCCTCAAAAAATCGGCGTGGTATAAACTCTATATAAAATATTTACAAGAAAGCCCAACCGCCAAAAAACCACATATCACAGCCCCCCCCAACCCCCTGAAAGGCTTGCTGGGCGTTCGTTCCCACCCTCTTCACCAGACCGACAAAAACGTGACAAAATAAAACTAAAATATCACCCCAAAAAAAGAAGTGTGTAGTCGTTTCTTGATTTGACACGCCAACTTATCACCTCAAACTTTGTGCACGATGTTTAATAGGGACATTTCAGACTTTAACTACACACTTTTGAATAACCCCGTGACAACATGTTTTCAACTATTTTTCACACATTTTCTAAAAAAAACGTAGTTATTTTTGAACTTTGTGTATTTGGGACTGCGGCAATACGTATCTGGACTTGACAAAAGTTAAAAACGTTGGTATAGTTCATGGCATGAACTATACTCCGAGGAAAGTTTTTGAAGATTTCCATACCACAAATTGGCATAGAGCTATTCTGCTCGCCGCAAGACGTAGTGGCAAAAGTTACTCCTCTTGCGCAGAATTGTTGAAACGCGCTTATAATGGACCCCAAGATGGACAGTACCTGTTCATTTCCCCATTGGCTGAACAGTCTATCGCTAATACTATTGGTATATTCGCTAAGTTGGATAACGGCGAAGGTTATATTACTAAAGTCGATAAAACATCAGGCGTGCTCTCACTCGCTAATGGTGCACAAATTACCCTTGGTGGGGCAAGAACTGCAGAAAAATTTAGAGGTAGATACCTTGACGGTTGTGTCGCAGACGAATTGTCCCAGGTGCCACCAGAGGTTATTACGGAAGTTATCTTGCCCTGCCTCGCAGATAGAAATGGTTGGCTTGCGTTCCTAGGTACAGCACGCGTTGACGACGGATACCGCTTGTATAAATTGTATAAAGAATATAAAGATAATCCAAAGTGGTTCGCTAAACTAGTGTCTATATATGATAACCAAGAGGCATTTCCACCAGAACGAGTAGAAGAAATTAAAAGTGAACAAATCGCACTCGCTATCGCTAATGGACAAACCAAAACACAGGCAGAACAAACCTTTAATGTCGAATTTGAATGCGATTTCTCGTTCCTAGACGAAGGGAGACCTAATGTGACAGCTCTTTTTTATCCAGAATTACAAGCATTGTTCGATGCCAATCCGCCGCGTTTGTTAGAACCAACCGATACAGCAGTTGTTAATATACCGCCGTCTACCAAGACAGCAGTGTTCGATATTTCACATTCTGCGGGACGTGATTATACGGTTGCAACTATTGTGGCTGAAACCACGACAACCCCAATCGTAACAAATATTATTTGGGAAAACAATCAACCGTTGCAATATTGGTTTGATTATTTGCGGCAACAAGGAATTCGTAATGTGGCACTACCATTTGATGCTGCGACAGTTAATAAAGAAACAATGTTGTCAATGGTGCAAACGTTCAAACGCGAAGGATTTAATGTTGTACGCATTAAAAGATTGTTGCGTGAAGAACAGGTTGAAAACGGTCGTTGGTTATTGAACAATGCGAGGTTTTCCAAAGATTGTGTACCCGGATTATCCCAAATTGGTTTGTTCCAAGAATTCTCCACCCGGCATGGGTTGCCCCAAGATGTGGTTGCGTCATTATTATATGCGGGACAGGTGTTGAGAAAGAAACATGTAAAGATTGAACTTGCAAATACCATCAAAACTCGCTATAATAACAACATGGACTTGTATGATAATCACGTATCATACTATGGCGATATTATAACAGGAGAATAAAATGGGAGCAAAAGCACCAAAAATTCAACAAGTGGTACAAAAAACACCAGACCCTCTGATAAACTTGGGTGAAACTGGTGCTGACATGCAAAATGAGCGCAATCGTCGTGGTTTATTATCTACATTTTTACAAGGGTCGCGCAATCGTACGGCAGGAACAATAGGTCAGGCGTTATCTAACACACGAACCACATTAGGGTCGAGTGGAATTTAGTTGGAATTAAGGTAAGGAAAGAGGAACACTAATGCAAAAAACCAGAGATATAAACTATTACATAGAAAGAAATTCAAAACTTGAATCGTTTAGAGAAAGCTATTTGCCAAAATGGGAAGAGCTCTCCGTTTTTTGTGACCCGAAAAACGCCTACTTTCGTGTAAAACGTTCGAACGGTAATCTGTCTCAGTTGATTCCAAAGACAGATGATACAGCGCAAAGCATGTTGCCGATTTACGCGGCTGTGTTAAATTCTATGTTAACGCCGCAGGCGTATGTCTGGCATAAATTACAATTCTTTGACCCGGAAATTCAGAAAAAATACGGCCCGATGCTAGATGAAGAGAACAAATTTATTTACAATCGTCGTTATTCTGCGTATAGTAATTTCTCACCGGCAATGAACGAATGTTATATGTCGTCTGGGGTGTTCGGTCATGCGATTATGCAGTTGGACCCGGATTATAAACACAAGTGCATTAGTTATCAGGCTTTACCTGTTCATGAATTTTGTATTGAAAAAGATGCATATGGATTTGTAAATACGTTTTATCGTAAAGTAGAATATACAATGCGTAATTTAATGACGGTGTTTCCAGATTATATGCCTGACAAATATAAAAACCGCGAAGATTTGAAGTGGCTGGATGACAATATTACATTGTTGCATGCGGTTGAACCATCGTTTGAAAAGAGCGGGTATTATCACAGTGCGTATATTGATTTAACGAACAAACAAATTATTGAAGAAACTGAACTGAAGCACATGTGTTATATATGCTTTAGAAGTGCGGTATTCCCTTCAAGTTCAAATTCATACGGATTTTCACCATGTATGTCTGTGTTGCCGTCGATTAAGGCGTTGAACAGTTTGCAATTTAATTTCATTAAACAAACAGACTTGGTGGGTCAACCCACATTATTAACCAACAGTGATGTGATTGATGGTCGCAAAGTGACTGCGTCTGGTTCTGTGATTGAAGGTGGTATTGATGATGAAGGTCGTCCAATGGTGCAGGCGTTGCGCGCGTATGGCGATTTGCCATCAATGGATTTCTTAATTCAGAAATACCAAGACAGTATTGCAACAGCGTTGTTGGCAAAGTATATGGCGTTGATGAGCGACACACAAAGTCGTAGTGCGACAGACGCTATGATTAAAAGTAACGAACGCGCAAACTTGGTTGCGCCAAGTGGTGACAGAATTTCGCGTGAATTCTTGTTGCCATTGATTGAAACTGAATTGGCGATTTATGGTGAAATGGGAATTCTGCCACAGATGCCAGCGGAATTAAAGGATTTGGATACAGAGTTTGATATTATATTATCGAATCCAATGTTAAAAGGACAAAGAGGCGATAGTGTTAATTCGGCGATTAACATGGTTGGAACCGTTGCTCAATTTGCACAAATAGACCCCAGTATTGTAAACACCATAGATATAGACAAAGTTGTGCGTTATATGCAAGAGAACTTGAATATACCAGCAAGTGTTATGAGAACTCCGGAAGAAAGCGCGGCTCTCAATGAAGCGCAGCAACAGCAACAACAATTAATGGCAATAACTGAAGCGGCACCAAACGTAGGGAAGGCTATGAAAGATATAGCAACAGCGGAGCAAATAAGTGGGGGTCAATAATGCAGTTATCCAACACAGTGAAGGCTACGCTTGGTAGCCTTCCGCAAGAATTCATCGATTGGCTTGAAACGTTAAGAAATAAAAATCCTTTGGCAGGAAGTAAAGACGGCATGAATCAAAATGCTGTATTTGTGGCGATAGGTCGTAATCTTGTGGTGGATACAATTCTTAATGCAAGGGATGAGGTGTTACATCCAAAACCGGCCAAACAACTTGACATTCATGGCACAGATATTATAATGGGTCCGATGTCTGAATGAAAGGATTGATTGATGGTGAAAGCATTTCCGATTAAAGATTTTCCCGGTTATTATGTAACCGATGCTGGTGATGTATACAGTAGATATTCCACTAAATACCAAAACCGAGACGGTCGAATTAAAAAGTTGTCTCCAGCAAAAACACACAGTGGTTACTTTCAGGTGCTTTTATATACGAAATACGGGAGAAAACAAAAGAAGGTTCACCGTTTGGTTGCTGAAGCGTTTATCCCTAATCCGAATAATTTGCCACAAGTAAATCATAAAAATGGTATTAAAACGGATAATCGTGTTGAAAATTTAGAGTGGTGTACGGGTTCGCAAAACATAAAACACACTTATGAATGTTTGGGAAGACAAGGGCCGTTTTTAGGGAAGCGCGGGAAAGAATGCCATTGTTCAAAAGTTATTATACAAATTAAAAACGGAGAAATAAAAGCAGAGTTTTATGGTTCTGGTGATGCATATAGGGCGACAAATATAGACCCAAGTTCAATAACAAAATGTTGTAGAGGTCAAAGAAAGGAAGCCGGCGGGTATCAGTGGAAATATAAAGAAAAGGAGTAATAAATGACAGATGTGATTGACACACAAAATACAGGTACGCAAGGTACCGGTAACGAACAAAAACCGTATTATGCCGATTGGGGGCTTAGTCAAGAGGACGTTGGATATATTCAGGCATCTACATATAAAGACCCATCGAGTATTATTAAGGCGTTACGAGAAGCAAAACAATATATTGGTATGGACAAGAACGATTTGATTCGTATTCCAAAAGCAGATGCGGATGGCAACAGGGATTTGTCCGAGGTGTTCAAAGCATTAGGTCGCCCAGATGATGCAAAAGGTTATGAATTGGGTGATACAGATTTTGCGAAAGCGGCATCTGAAAAACTGTTTGAATTAGGTTTGTCAAAGAAACAGGCAACAGAATTAGCGACATTCATTGCTGCACAAGACGAAGTAAATAAAAAAGCAGAAGAAGAAAAATGGAATGCTAATGTTGAAAGCGGAATAAAAGAATTACAGAAAGAGTGGGGTGCGGACTACGAGGCAAATACTGCGGTTGCACAACAGGCGGTTCGTGATATTGCGGCAAAGACAGGTTTTACCGAAGAAGAGTTAAATAAAATCGAATCAACATTAGGAACCGACAAAGCAACTAAATTATTCTATGCGATTGGTGCTGCACAAGGCGGCGTAAAGAATTTGCAGAATTATAACGCAGGTCAAGAAACGCCAGAGATTGCTGCGTTCAAATTGAAAGAATTAAAACAAGACAAAGAATTCGTGGCACGTTTGGCAAAGAACGAACATAAAGCGGTTCAAGAGGTGGTGAGATTGACAGCGTTAGCGATGGGAGGTAACAAATGAAACAAATAGATGTGTATCCGATTGGAACAGAGGTTTGGTATTTTGACCCTGTGTTAGAAGGTGACTGTGAAATTAAAAGCAGTATTGTATTAGGGTCATTCGTTCACAAATCAGAAGGAAGTTTGTTTTATTTCTTATTAGACAAACAGGTTGAGGGCTATGCTGTATCTAACACGGAAGATGGCGCAATAGAACAACGGAATAAATTTTTGGAATATCGTGAGCGATTATTGCAGGCGAGCGCTGAAAATAAAGTTCGTTTTAACGAATTGCGCAAAGGCACAGTATTTCCAGAATACAGTATAGAAAATTTATCAAAGACAGGAGAAGAAGATGAATAGATTAGAAAAAATGATGCACAAAGAACGCTATATGCGTAACGGTGCGGTACAATTAAATTTATTGAGATACGACATTATGTGGGTTGTTTCTCGTTGGGGTTTTATGGGAAAAGAAAATGCTTGCGAATTTTTTAACTTTGTGGCAAAATTATTCAAAGAGGATAAAGATGTCAAAGCGGCATTAGAATCCAAAAAGAAATCTGGTTCCAAGAAGAAAGAAGAAGAGGTCGTTGCAAAGACCGAACCAGAAACTTCTGAAGAACCGAGCGTCCTTCCCGCAACAGAAGAACCAGTTGTTGCAAAAACTGATGCTGAAGAAACGGCGGACGAAGAAAGAAAGGAATTATTATAGGCGGTTATTGCAAACCTTCCCTTATAACAATGGCCTTAACAAGAGTGGCGAAAGCCTAGGTTAAACATTAAAATAAGGAAAAATAAAATGCCTTCTACAACTTACAATGGAAGCTCTGCTTCGAATCAGTACAATGAACAGCTGATTGCGCAACAGTTTTCTAACTTGATGCAACCAGTTATTCAGCAAGGTGAAACTCGCACAGCGGAATCAACAATGTTGAAAACCGGTTTGACAGTGCGTGACGTTCAAGTGATTGACTATGTGAAAAAACTGACAGTTCGTACAGTTTCTGATTTGCAAGGTATTCGTGACACGGTTGCGGATTCTGCACAATTCGAAACTCGTTGGTTGCCAGCACCACACATTGTTGAAAACTGCTTGCAGAAATCAGCACAATTTGATTTGTTGACATTGGTCGCAGAAGAATCTGCTGTCCGTCAAGCACAAATCATGGCGTTCAAAACCCACATGGATAAAGAATTTGTGACAGCGGCTATGGGTTTTGCTATCACCAATTTGGCGAACGTTGCTGAAGTTACCACTCCGGGTTCTGAAGCACCTCAGGGTATCACTTCTCCATATGCTTATGTTGCGTTGCCTGCAGCAAATACATATACTCCGGCTGCGAATACAACATTCACAGAAGCGTTGGATGAAATTTTGGATAAACTGAACAAGAAAGACGTTGATTTGAGTGCAAACCCAGTTATCTGCTACACGACTTCGGATGCAGAAAAACTGTTGTTCCAAGACCCTCGTTATGATAACTGGAACAACATGGGCACACAAGTGTTGTCTTCGGGTGCTTTGACTCCATATCGTGGAATCAAATTCGTTCATTTGTCCGATGTTGATGTCTGGAATAACGGCACTAAATGTTTGGTTGTTGCCGGTAAACCAGTTTGCGTAGGTATTTGGGACGACTTGTCAACAAAGATTGACATATTGCCGACCAAATCTTATGCGAAACAAATCTATACATCTATGTCGATGGCTGCGGCTCGTTTAGACGAAGACCGTGTGTTCGTCATTGATATTCAAAACATAGACTAATAGAGGCGGACATGGCTAACATACTGACCGAAACTGATATTGCGAATAACGCATTGGACCATGTTGGTGGTTTGAATATTCAAAACATCAATGATACAAATAATCCAAACGCCGTATTGTGCAAACGTCACTACGGTCAGTGTGTTAAAGCCGAATTGGATAAGTTTGAATGGATGTTTGCTTATAAATTAAAACGGGCATTACCGGTGGATTTAGAAGCGTATCCAGAGGCTGCAATCGAGGGATACTATGCGTATCACTTGCCTGCAGATTTCAGTCGCTTATCCCAATATTTCTTTGGTGAACGGTATCCTTATCGCAACAATCAATATGAACCCGGGCATACGTATTTTATAACCAGTGAATATTTATACACAAGATTTCCAATTAAGAATATTCCGTATATATCCAACAGTGTATCGATTGACAAATACCCAGCGTTGTTCTGTGATGTTTTGTCGATAGCGTTGGCTATTCGTATTGCGCGTAAGATAATGGGCGACGATGCTGATATTGCATTTTTGACACAGATATATAACAAAGATGTATCGGTGGCGCGTCGTCAACAGTTGTTACAAATGGAACCGAGTGCCACGGGTACGACTATGACCCAAGATGCGAGGATATTCTATTATGGCGGCTTCTGATAAAAAATTACAAAGTTTTTATGCGTTTAATGCTGGCGAATATTCAAATGATTTAGCAGGTCGTGTAGACCTGGAATCGTTTGCGTCGTCTACAAGATTTACATGTAATTTTTTAACACAAGTTTCTGGTGGGTTAAAAAAGTTTTATGGCACGCGACACATAACAGAAAAGCAGGTTGATGACTTTGGTATTCGTATGGTGCCGTTTGTTAATAAATACGAACCCATGGTGTTGGTGTTATATAACACGCAAGACCCAGATGCTACGGGATTAAAAGTTGGGTTGGTGTACGGTAATAATTATAAAGATTTAGACATTGAAATTCCGTTAACGGCGAATCCGTTGGAATTGCGGTGGCAACAAATAAATGATAGATTGATTTTTTGTCATAAAAGTGTACAACCGTTTACGATAGATTTTTATGGCAAAGATGAGAACAATGAATATAAATTTGAAACCAATATAGTTGAGTTCAAAGAAGTTCCGTATTTTACAGTTGGTGCAACGAATGATTATCGTGGTGAATTACAGGCGGACAGTTTAACTGGCGAAGTAACATTGACGATACCGACTGGGGCAACAAATGTAGCGGTATATTTCCCAAGTGTTTTAGTTGGGCAATCGACTTATACGCGAGGCGGCGAACATTATTTTCCGGGGGTTACTGATGACCGTGTACCGGATTTTGATTCGGCCAGTGTTGGTGATGCGGTAGTTAGTCTGAAACGTATACGGGGTGGCGTGACAACAGAATTGTGTTCTGGTGTTGTGAATAGTTATACTGTGCAGCCAAAAAGAGTAAACGGTATAATTGTTGCGCCTTCCACAAGTTTGCGCGATTATTTAAGAGTTCGCGTGTATGATTCTGTTACACGTGAAAAAGTATTACAGGTAGTAAAAACGATTTGTCCTCAGGCGTATATTGATGGCTCTATGATTAAGATGTTAGGTTATACCGGTCATCAAGATGGTGATGAATATTATATGGATTTGTCAGTTGGTCAGGTAAGTGCGTCAGTAACTCATCCGTCCCAGTCGTATACTTATGCAAACGCAGCATCGTATACTGGTGTGCATTTTACGCCGGACCCAGTAACAGTTGATAGTATTGATGCGCAATCTACGATAGGTCGTAAGATAAAATTCTTCTTTAACGATGATACTGTTATAACTCCGTGGTGGCAAAGTAAATCTGTATCTGTTGGTGATTATGCGTATTCAAATGGTCATTGGTATAAAGCATTAACCGCTGGTACTTGTGGAAATATTCAGCCATCGCATACACACGGAGACCGTTCGGATGGCGGCGTGATTTGGCGTTATGTTCATAGTGGTTCTAAGACAGCGAGTGTTGTAGCCGTGATTCCTCCATCTACAATAAAAGTATTGGTTGAAGACGGCGAGTTGCCAAAGAATACCGATAATATTTATCGTAATTATTCGTGGTCAATTTGGGGAAAAGATGGAGTGCATCCGTCAGAGATTTATATGGCAGGCAATCGTTTAGGGTTTGTGTGCAATACAGAAAACTATGGCGCGTGGAACGCTATGTCTGTGACGGATGATTATTTTAATTTTGATACAGAAGAATTCGGCGAACAATTAGATACGTCGGCAATTGTGCATTTAATTGGCAACAACGAAGCGTCAAATATAAATTGGGTGTTGGCACGCAAAGATGTGTATATGGGTGGATATTCTGGCGAATATCATTTGACTCCGTCTGCGAGCGGTCGTTCGTCCAGCGCATATAGTCCAACTTCTACGTATGTGCAAAACATTTCTAACATGGGCGGTATGCCAATTATTCCGTTGAAATACAAACAGCTGAATATGTTTGTTGGAATTACTGGCAAAGAGTTATATACGATTGCATACGATTATACTATGGATGATTATACACCAAAGTCTATGGGGTATTTAACGCAGCATATTATGGACCGCGGAATTAAACGTATTGTTGCGCTGAATAATTTAGACCGTAATATTTATTTGTTGCACGATACGCAGCAGTTGTCGTTGTTTAATTATGCGGCAGAACAAAAAGTTATGGGCTTTACTGAGTTGAACTTTGGTGCGGATGTGATTGATTTTTGTTCTACTTATGCAAATGCAGAAGTTGCTGGTTATGTAATCACTCGTCGTAATGACGGAAAGATTACTATTGAAAGATTTGCGATTGAGCAACCGAATTACATGTTTGATGAAATCACACAAGGTGATGGTACGTTAGCAGACTTTCAACCGATACCACATTTTGCAAATCGTACAGTGTATATAAGATACGGTGAAGATTTTTCACAATTCACAAAAGTAGAGCTTGACGCTACGGGTGATATATCGCATGACCCGACAACAGGTGTGTATTTGCCACAATCGGAGTATTTCAAAGTTGGTGTTCCGATGGTGTCTGAATTGCACACTCAGCCGGCGTTTGGGAACAAAGTCGAAGGGCATCAGCAACAAAGTTTATCTGTGTATATTCGTTTGGTAAATTCTGGTGCGTTTGAATATGGTGCGAGTGTAGACTTCACGAAATATTTCAGACACGAGTATTGGAATTTACAGCAAGAATATGGTTCTGGTCATCGTATGTTTACTGGGGATATGAAGTTAAATATACCATTAGGATATGCGGAAGCACAGAATCAAGGTGAAGGTCCGTATCCGAACAACACAGCAGTTGGTATCAACATTAAAAGCGATACGCCGGAGGCATTAAACATTTTGTCGATACAGGAGATTTATAAATGACGTGTGTGTTTAGGAATGCCAGGCCTGAGGATTTTGAGATTATAAGAAAAGATTCTACAGAGAACGGCAAGATAGACCCGCGGATGATAAAGGATAGTTGCGAAATTCGTGTGATGGAATGTGATGGTGAGCCGGTTATGGCGATTGGTTACATAAAATACGATGGAGATGATTATGTTGATTATATGGGTGTGTGGGGGATGTTTAGTAATGCTATAAAAGGGCATACAAAAGAAGCGGTTCAATTTTGTAAAGACTTGATGTTCAGTAGGGTTGGCATGAAGTTTGTTGTTTTAATAGACGAAACCAATCCTGTGTTCAAAAGATTTGTGGAATTTTTTGGATTTAAGAGAACAAAAGTTATTGAAGAATGGCACGGAGTGGTGTATCATATATACGTAAAGGAGAATTAAAGTGGCGGCAACGACAGCGATGACAATAGCGGCGGTTACAGCAGCGGTAGCAAGTACGGCTGGTGCTGTTGTGCAGGGTGTTTCTGATTACGAGCAAGGTAAGTTTGCTGAAGCCGAAGCGAATATTAATCGCGCACAGGCTTTACAATCGCAAAAGCAGGCGTATCAAGAAGAATCGCTGAATTCTTCTCAGCATTATCGTATGGTGCGTCACGAAATAGCAGAGGGTCAGAATGTAATGTCTGCGTCGGGTAATATTGGGACATCTGCTGAGTCTGCTTTACGTGGTGCGTATTTTAATTTGTCTGAAGATATATCAGCATTAAAATACAAATATGGTGCTGAAGCAGCTGTATATGGTACACAGGCAAATATGTATGCACAACATGCTAAAATGGCAAGACGTAATCGTAGAATTGGGGTATTGGGTTCTGCGCTCAATGTAGCAGCGACCGCTGGTCGGGGTGTTACTGATTTGTATTCGGCTGGTATATTAGGTTCGTCAAAATCTCCAAGTGTGTTAAATAAAAAACTAGGAAAAGTAACTGGTTATAAGGGAGCTGTATCGAATAACGGGATGTACGGTGCATACGATTATTCGAGAAAACTAACTGGTTATAAGGGAGCTGTATCGAATAGCGGGATGTACGGTGCGTACGATTATTTATAAGGAGAAAAGAATGCCACAATTACACGCGAATCAAATTCAATGGGCGGCACCAGAGGCTCAAAAAGTAAAATTGGCAAGACCGGATTATACTCCGGTAGCTGAAGGGCTTCAAAGATTGGGTCGTGCAGCACAAGAGTTTTCTGAATACCAGCAACAGATAGATGATGTAGAAGCGAAAACATTAATGGATAAAGCGGTGTCGTCAGGGTTGGTTGATTTGGAAAAATATCAACCGACTGATGATAATTATGAACCAGCGATGGAAAAATTTCGTAGCGATTTGAACGCGTTATACAATTCATTTGATGAGCCAACTCGTAATAGATTTATGCGTAATGACCCGGCGTATTTTGATAAACAACAATTACGTGCTGATGCGATTGTATTTGAAAAACAACAGGCGTTTGCTGTAGAGAAAGCGCAAAAATTAATTCCGTTGTTGGCTTCAAATGTCACAGAAGAGAAAGAAACATATGAATCTCAACGGCTTTTGTTGGATAGTATGGTATCAAATATGGACAACGTTACAGCAGAAGAGTTGATAACAACCTTTGATAGACAAGTGCAGGTTGGCAATATAAACAATCTTGTTTTTTCTGGTCGCTATCGCGATGCTATTGAATTGTTAGAAGACCCTAAGAATTCTGATTTGCTTACACCGCAAGAACGTACAGATATGAAAGTATCAATACAAAAAACAATGAAAGAAGAAGCGAAAAACAAAGCGGAATTAAAGAAAAAAATAACAGATGATATAAACGACCAGCTGGAATCTGGATTAGTTACTACGTTGTTGTATGCTTTAGACCGGGAAGATGATGCGTATGCCAAAATTGTAAAAGGTTTAGATGACCCGGAATATGGCATAAAGCTAACTGATGATGAAGGCAATGTTTATGCAACGGTTAAAACAAAGAACATTCCTGTAACAGTAAGACGCGAAGCGATAAAGAAAGCAATGACGTATTTGCCGGGCTCTGTAACGTACAGAGCGAATACGTTGCGAGCGAATCAGTTGGCAAAGAATTTTATTGATACCTACATGGCAGCGCAGGGTAAACGCACATCCGGCGAAATTTATAATGATATATACGATTTTGTAAAAGGGCCTGATTTTATATATTTGGAAAAAGGCGACCAAGACAAATTGTATGATATTGTTTATGGTGAAGTCGCTCGTTATAATGAACAGGTGTTGCCATATGAAAGCATACGCGATGAGAATTTGTTGTATGGTGGATTGGCACAGCAATCTGGTCCGTCGCCACAACGTGTTGTCAGAGGGTATGTGTTTGGTGCTAACGATGGCAAACCAATAAAAACGCAAAAATCTGCGATAGAACAAATTATGTATCCTGCGCAAATGTTGTCGCCATTGGTACCTGTGTCTTTAGCAAAAAGCGATTTGTTTGATAGTAAAGAGGTTGGGTTCAGACGATTAACAAAAATACTTCGTGATAATTATAAAAAGGCAACAAAGAGAGAGGTGTTGCCGGGTTCTCAGTTAGAATTTTTGATGGATGTGTATGCGGCAGCGTTGTCATATAAACCAGAAGAAAGACGGAATGTGGGGCTTGGAAATGCAACAGATTCTCAGATTGGTTTGACGTATGCGAGAATGAAAGGCCAGTTGGAAAAAGAGGGAACCACGGATAGTATTATAGGGACTGATATGACGGCACAGGAGGCTGAAGAAATTCGCAAAAGAATTTTTGATGGATTTTATGAAATGCTTTTGAATGGGGCAAAACCAGTTCTTAAACAAGAACAACAAGATTATAAAAAAGAATATTATAATAGTGTTGTTGAGGGTTCGTATGGATTAGGTGGCGCAGCGTTCTCATTCACAAAAACAGAAAATCGTATGTCTGAAGAGACAGCAATATATCAAACACCGATGACAAACCGGTGGAATCAACAGGTGGAAGAATATAATAAGGGAGGTAAGTAATGGCGGCGTTTGATGAAAAACAGCAACAGGTATTAAATGAAATAAATACACTTATTAAAACATCTCCGGCTTCGGCTAAGACGGAAGTGCAAAATTTGGCAATAGAACCAGTAGCACCAGAGGTTGTACCACCAGTTGTTGATTATTTGAATAGTCAAAAAATTCCAGAAATTGATTTGGCTGGCGTGCTTTCTTTAGGAGCGATAGATTCCAAGACCGCTGCAAATGTTGCTGAATTATCGGAGCCAATAGATAAAAGTGTTGGTGTAAATATACCAGAGGTAGGTACAGCAACAGAAAAAATAGCAACAGGTAGATATCAGGATATTGACAAGGTTCGTGATATAAATCAATTTACATATGGTTTAGAAGACCAGATGGCGGCGGCTTCATCTGGGTCTGCTGAAAACAATATATACGTTGAAAACCTTCGTGCTGGTAACGCTGGATTAAATGTAGCAACGAGTTCTAGATTAAATCCGACAGATAGACAAGATGGCAGTGAAGCATTTTTTGGCGCAAGATACCCATTGTTGCAAACGACTGTTTCGCCGTTCAAAGTCAGAATACCTGAATATAATTTAGAAGTAAAGAGTCAAACATTAGACCCAGAAAAATTAGCGTATCAGTTGGCGACAAATATCGGTGGTCGCCCTGTGCCAACGTATGTTGGATACACAAATTCAGGGATTGATTTGTCGGAAGCGTGGTATTCTAGTTTGGTAAAAGGCCCTCGGAATCTGCCTGTAAATTTGGCAGACATGTTCGTGAAAGCCGGTGGCTTAGGTGCGGCTAATGTTTTGCAAGCGCAAACAAGAGTAGAATCTGCTATTGCGAGTTATTATGCGGGGGATTCTGATGCGGAAGCAACCAGTCGTTTAGAAAGAGGGTTGGCGGCAGTAAACCGCGCTACAGATTTGTCTGCAGAGGATTGGGCTGCGTTTACGAAAGAATATAAAAAGATATTTGGTAGCGAACATACAGAATTTGCAACTGGCACAAATTATATTGTTGAACAAATACCAACAGTATTGGGACAAGTTGGTATGATTTATGCTGCAAATGTTCTTGGGGCGGCACAAGGATTAAATCCGGCAATAACGAATGCATTAGTCGGTGCTACTTTTGGTGCGTCGCAAGGCGGTGATGTATTTACGAACATACAAAATGTTGCAATAAGTCCGACTGACCGGTTAAAGCGTGCAAACATGGCGGCTGGCGCGTCTACTGTATTGAATGGTTTAGGTGGTTGGGCGATGTTTGGTGCTAAAGCGGCGGCAGCAAGACAATTCATGAAAGAGGCCGGGAAAAATTATGGGAAACGTTATGCTTTGGCGGCAGGTGAAGGTGTTCTTGGTATGGGGGCAGAATCCTTGACTGAAGGCGCAGACCAGGGTTTGTTTAATTATTTTTCATATAATATGGGTGATGATAAAAGAGCCGAGCGTATGAACGGGTATGTAATGGCGTTAGTGTTAGGTGCTGTTGGCGGCGTGCTATCTGTTCCGGCAAAAGTATTTAATGAATCATTACAGATATATAGAGAACAAATTTTGTCAGGGAAAATTGATGCTGATGCGCCCGAATTTATAAAACAATTAAGTGTTGGAGTTAACGCTGCACACAATACCGGATTGTATACCAGAGAACAGGTTTTAGACATGGTTTTAGACATGGCATCTCCGGAGGGTGTTGAAAATATTAAAGAAAGACAAAAAGGTGCAATCCTTGGTATGTTAGATAGAGCAACACCAGAAGTTGCGTCTTATGTGCGTAATCTTGGTGCCGAAGAATCTGCGAGATTTATGAATGACTTAAAGGTTATAGACCAAACGGTATATAAGAATATGCCAGAAGGTATTGATGACCAAACGAAAGTTATGGTTTCGCGTGCGATGCAGGGTATAGCGAGTGTTGTTACGTATTATGGCGGTGATTTTAGGATGCCTAAAATTGAAATACGTAATACTGAACCGATGGCATATGAACCAGATACAAATACGTTGTATATAAACACAGAGACTACTGGCGAAGCAATAGATTTTCCAATGGTACAAGATAAAAATATAAGTCTTATAAATCCTGTACAGCGTGGTATTTTACATGAATTGGGACATTTGTTGGATACACAGTTGGGGCGTGGAACAAACTTTGAAAATTTCATGCCGACATACTTTGATGCCATAGCGAAAGTTTACGGCAAGGAAAAAGCGGCGTCAGTTAAATCCAAAATGGATGCGAGTGGTGCGCGTGATGCGTTTGCACGTTCAATGGAACCGGGTGACGTAAAAGAAAAACAAAAAGATAAAATTACAGAAACTGTAAATGAAAAGAATACAGCTGAATATTTTGCGTATGCGATAGGTCGTCTAGGTGCAAAAGTAGGCAAAGTATTTGGTATGGGCGGTGGCGAAGTAGCGCAGCATATAGACGCAATAAATGCAATGGCACAAATGGTAAAGATACCATCGATACAAAAAGCGTTGTCTGCATATCAAACAGCATTAGAGACTCTTGTTAAAAACAATAGCAAAACAATTATTGATATGGCAAAAGCGCAAGGTGAAGAAGGGTTGGCAAGAAAGATACAAGACTTCGTTGCCGGCGACAATTTGGCATTAACGAAAGAAGAAGTGCTTGCGTTGTATAAAGTTTTGAAGACTTACACAAATGTAGATGCGGCTGCGATAATAGATAAAGCGTTTGATGGCACAAAGATTGAAACATTTATGGAGCGTGCCGAAAGAGAGTATGGTGACAGCATACAAAAAGAAGGCATGACCGTCGGTGAATTACAAAAACGCGCAAACCAAAAAGCCAATAGAGAAGTTCGTAGATTGCAATCCAGAGATAACGCGGTTGTATCGGAAGAGGATTTGCCTAATTTTGAAATGTCAGAATCTGTGGTTGATGTGTCTGATTTGTTAGGCAGTCAGAAAAAACAATTCAAATCCGCACTTATGAAAAGAACCGATGCGAAACCGGATGGTGTGAACTACGAGGATGACGTAAAAGAAGTTTCTAAAATTATGAAAGATGCTGGTAAAGCACCAAGATGGTTTACGCGCTTTTTTGCCAATGGTGATATTACAACCGGTTTGTGGGCGTTAGGCGGAAAGAAACTGGTTGAACATTTTGATTTAATTGGTCGTATGAACCGTGTGTCTAATGCGGCGACAAGTTCGTTATTAGATTTTGATGCTAAATTAAAAAAGGGCATGGGGTTCAAATCTAACATTGAACGGGATAAATTTGAGAATCAGGCATCGATTAACAGTATTGATGTTGATTATGCTGTTGACCCGTTGACTGACCAAATCGTAGGATTAAAAATATCCCCGTTGGTCGCCATGAACCTTTATAATAATGCGAAAAGTACTGTCGGGCGCAGAAAGGTATTGAATACTTTCGGTGGCAACGAGCAACAAATGAACAAAGTGTTGAATTCGTTGACCGACGAACAAAAGAAAGAAGCGGACTTGATGATGGATTTCATCAAAGAAAACTGGAAATATTATAAAGAGTCATTTGAACAAGAGGGCGACGAAATAGATGAAGAACCGTATTGGCCTATTGCTGATGCTGAGCATATAGCGTTTGGTGACCGTCGTATTAATTCTACGTTCGGAAGAAAAGACGATGCGAACGGAATGATTTCATTAGACGTTGACGCTCGTGAGGTGTTTAATAGTTATGTTCAGAGAACGGCTGGGGCAAAGGAACATTTGTATGCAACGATACAAAGAATGAAGGATTTGTTTGGGTATCAAGCGGATTTGGGTATAGATAATCCGACAACAGAGGTGCGCAAACTATCACAACAAATGTTTGAAAACTCAAAGAAGATTCGCGGATTGGGTTTAATGAATTTGGGTGACGAATCCAAATATAACAAATTCATGGATTTGATTGATGACTTTTTACAAAAGCACGAATCGTCATTGGTTGGTTCTGAATCATTAAATATTGTGGCGCGTAATTTGACTAGCGGTTTATTACAATGGAAGCCAATTCAATTTATGAAGAATTTGGCTAACGCTGCAGGTTATTGGGGATTGGTCGACAGTGGTTCGCAAATGCAGTATTGGAAAGATACCGCGTGGGCAGCAACGCATCCTATTGATGCTGCAAAATATATGTTTGAAAAAGTGCCGTATATTCGTAATAGATTTAGAGGTCAAAATATAGATGAAGCATTAACGCAACAAACGGCTGGGCAGGATTCTTTGTTAATGAATTGGGCAAAGAATACAGACAAATTGTCAAAAGACGGCCAGCGTATTGTGAGCAATGTGGTTGCTTTAACTCAAGCGTCTAGACGGTTGGGTTATACACCGATGTTGTCGGGGGATGTGGCCGCGAATGTGATTGGCGGTTATGGATTGTTAAAACAATACGAAGTCAAATATGGCGATAAAGCGGGCGACAAATTGTCGGAAGACATTGTGATGCACCAGGCATCAAACAACCAGGCGACGCGTTCTTTATTGCAACGTCAATGGAACAGGGATTTGAAGGGTGAGTTTTTACGCTTTGGTTCTGAAGGTGTGCAGAAAGGTAAATCGATTGGTTTGTCGTTTGCGCAAGCGGCTAGAGGTGAACGGTCATATGGAAGTGCAACGAAGGAAACGTTGTCCACATTGTCGAGTATGATTTTGTTTGCGTTGATATCTGCTGGTATAATTGATTTGTTTGACAGTAACGACGATAACGACAAACAAGTTTACGAAGCCTTAGAAAGAGAAGGTATTTCTGCGGTTGCCGGATTCTCTATAATTGGGAACAGTATTATCTCGCCCATTATGTCTATGTTCTTGACGGGTGAAATGGCATCAATAGGAACACCATTGTCGAATATTGTTTCTGCTGATTTGAGAAAGATAACCAAGGGCGATTATGATGACGCTGTACTTGATGGTATTGCATCTGTGATACCTGTAGTCGGTGTTGATAATTTGGTTAACATGGGTTCTGGTGTTTATCGTTCGGCGACTGCTGAAGATAGTCAAAATTTCTGGGCTGGTTTATATCAGTTGATGGGACGTAGTGAAAATTATGCAGAAAAACGAACCGGGTTAAAGAAATAAACGGTTGAAAAAAATGACGAACAATAGTAGAATAAAAACATTAGGAGAAAAAGATGATAACTAATACCGCTGCAAGTTCTACATATATAATAACTGAAGGTGTTACAGAATACCCGGTTGGTTTCTTGTATGATTTCAATCCGGACTCCACTCCTCAGTTGGTAGTGTATGTAAATAAATTGTATGACACACCATTGGAGTATGGCGTTGATTATGAATTATCCGAAGACGGTTTGAATGTTGTGTTATTGACGACGCAAGAAGCGTTAGCGCGTTTAGACATAGTTCGCAACATACCATTAGTGCAGTTGTCTGATTATAATATAGGACGTATTGACCCAGAGCAAATAGAGCGGGATTTTGATTTAGCGGTTGAACGCGACCAACAAATACGAGCTGGTATAGATATATTGGCGGAATTGCCATTAGACCATGAAGCAAAGATAAATCAAAACACGCGTGATATTGCGGCAATAAATTCTTTGATTCCGACGCAGACAACGACAACAAATCAGTTGGCTGATAAGGCGTTTGTAAATAGTTCTATTGCGACGGCAACGGCAGCGTTCAAAGGGACGTTTGATACGCTTGCAGAATTGACAGCGGTGACGGCGGACAACAATGATTATGGCTTTGTTGTTGGAACTGATACGGCGGGG